CAACTGGGTGTAGAATATGAAGATGAAAGAAACTTAGGCTCTAAGTTTTTACGGTTAAGTCCAGAAGTCTCTAATGATTCCATTATTTCCTGGGAATTTCATTCTATGTCAGAAGAAGAACTGGAAGAATACTTCTATGATGGCTGGACGCAGGTTTGGCCTTGGAAGCAACATCCGAGAGATGCTGCAAAAGAGGTAAACAAGTGGCTCAAAGAAAACGGGGCCACAGATGAAGTAGTTTTAATTAAACATTGGTGGTAATATGAAAATTGTACCTATGTCCGTTGAATTAGTAGACCATATGGGCAGTGATGACTCCATTGTAAATGCGGCAAGAGTCTCCTTCCATAAAGATGCATCTCAGTTTACTAAAGAACAAAATGACAAACTGTTAAATTACTTGGCTAAGTATAACCATTGGAGTCCGTACGCCCATGCGTTTGCTTCCTTCCGTATCAAGGCTCCCATCTTTGTAGCACGTCAGCTTGTCAAGCATCAAGTGGGGTTGGCTTGGAATGAGGTGTCTCGCCGTTATGTGGATGAAGAGCCTGAGTTCTGGTTCCCTAAAGAGTGGCGTGGAAAACCAATAAATGCTAAACAAGGAAGTGCTGGATTTGTTGATGCCCCTTATTGTAGTGATGGTATTCAAGAGTTTACAGCAGAAAAAGTAACAGAAGCTTGCCTATGGTTATATGAATCTTCTATTGCAAATGGCGTAGCACCTGAACAAGCGCGTATGATTCTTCCTCAGAACACCATGACCGAGTGGATTTGGTCGGGCTCATTAGCGGCCTTCTGCCGCGTTTGTAAGCTGCGCCTAGACCCACATGCCCAACAAGAGACTCGTGAGCTTGTAGAGGGCATTAAAGGCCTTCTAGAGCCATTGTTCCCTGTGTCCTTCACTGCTTTAACGGAGTTTAAGAATGATTAATGCTAAGACAGGTGTTGTGGCAGCCCTTGTGCTGCTGGCTTATGTGGCCTCTGGGGTGGGTGGCTACTACTACGGAAAGAACAAAGGAGTTACAGAGGGGCTTGACATTTTCCACGAAGCATGCTATACTGGTGGTATCATCATCAACGAGAGCACAGGTAAGGCTGTGCAATGTGCTCCGCTTGGACTGGTTCCTCGTGAAGAGATTCCCAACTTCTTCCCCAAGGGGGTTGACAATGGTACAAAAGTAGTGTATAATAATTATTTATAAAGGATATATATTATTAACTATGAACTGCTATTCTTAAATATATTACTTAATAAAGATAATTATTTATCTTATAAAGATAGTATAGATTTAGTTTCTTTGAAGGAAACTCATAGAGAAATCTCATATCTCTATGTAACATTGGCTTCGCTACATGAGAAGCATGAAGGTAACATCTCTTTAGGCGATCTTCAGGTCGCCTTTTTTACTTCCTATCCTGATGCTGACAAGCACATCTACGGTGCGCTGTTTAAAACGCTCCAAGACACGCCTGTTAGTGACGAGGTAGGTAAGGGTATTGTTACTCAAATTAAACGGCGTAGAGCCTCGTTAAAGCTGTCTGAGAAGGCTTTCCGTGTAGCCCAGGGGCTTGATCCCCTGGAAGCACTACAAGAGTTCTACGCTAAAGAGTTCAATGAGGTCGATGGTCCCAATAGGGACGATCATCAAGACTCGTTCGTTACTCATGATCTAGAAGAACTACTCACACATTCCTATGCCGACTCCGGGTTACGATGGCGACTCAACTGCCTCAATAAATCGCTTGGAAGCCTTAGACCGGGCGATTTTGGATTTATCTTTGCTCGTCCAGAGACAGGCAAGACAACCTTTCTTGCCTCCGAGATCACTGCTATGCTTTCTCACGGACTTGAAACAGGCTCAGGCCCTATTATCTGGTTCAATAACGAGGAGCAAGGTGCAAAGGTAATGCTGCGCATCTATCAGGCTTACTTTGGTGTTACGACTGCACAACTAATGTCGAACACAAAGAAGTACCGTGATAGGTTCATTGCAGAAGTAGGCGACAGGTTTTATTTAATTGACCGGGCTATCCTGCATAAGTCTTTTGTAGAAAAGATTATTAAACAGCTAAAGCCCTCACTAGTGGTATATGACCAACTCACAAAAATTAAAGGATTTAAGGCTGACCGTCCAGACCTTATGCTTGGAGAAATTTTCCAATGGGCTAGAGAACTCGCTAAAGGCAGTCATGCAGCCATTGGAGTATCACAAGCTGACGGAACAGCAGAAAATGTCCGTTACCTTACTATGGAGCACGTTGCCAATGCTAAAACTGCTGTCCAAGCTGAAGCAGACTGGATTCTAGGCATTGGTAAGGTACATGACATGGAAAAGGCGCGGTTCTTGAACATCTCTAAGAACAAGTTGCTTGGAGATAAGGACTCCATCCCTGACTTACGACATGGAAAGTTCGAGGTACTCATTGAACCTTCCATTGCCCAATACCTTGATGTACTTAAACTTTAATGCTCTTATTCGCAGACGTAGAAACCACCACCCTGAATAAGGGTCATCCCTTTAATCCTAATAACTTTCTAGTTAGTTATGCTTACCGTATTGACAGTGACTCTGGTTTTAAATATTATAGCGACCCTGATTTTTTGGGGCCGATACGAGGAAGATTGGAACTATTATCTTGCTATGTTAATTTTGCTTGTAAGTTCGATTTGCATTGGTTCCGCAATCACGGGATTAGTCTCCCACTAACCTGTAAGATTTGGGATTGCCAACTTGCAGAGTTTGTTCTAAACAATCAGAAAGGGGCCTATGGCTCCCTTAATGATGCCCTAGCCACCTATGGTCTGGAATCTAAATCAGATAAGGTTAAAGAGTATTGGGATGCTGGAGTTTCTACAGAAAAGATTCCTGTACCCATTCTCAAAGAGTATAACGTCCGAGATGTGGCTCAAACCCAAGCCCTGTACCACATGCAACAAGCCGTCATGTCAGAGAAACAGAAGGCTTTGGTTTACACCATGGGTGAAGACCTGCGAACCTTGGCAGAGGCAGAGTATAATGGAATTAAATGGGACTCAGACGGAGCAAACAAAAAGCTTACCACCCTTTCCGAGAAAATCACAGCAATCAACACAACTCTCTCTACTTATCTACCTGTCATTAGTCATGGTAACTTTAATTGGGATAGTGGTGACTGTCTTTCTGCACTAATTTACGGAGGAACTCTTGAGTTCTTATATTCAGTACCTGAGCCTTCGGTCTATAAAAGTGGTCCGAGCAAGGGTCAGTCGTATGTTAAAAATCGGTGGTTTACGGAAGTTGTATCTTTTCCCTCCCGCTTTAAGCCGCTTGAGGGAACAGAGCTTAAAAAGACAAAGGGGGTTGAAGGAGTAAGAACCCGATTCTACGCTGTAGATGATCCTACGCTTGCACAGCTAAAGACGCGCAAAGGTACTGATAAAGACCTCATTCAACTCCTGCGTGAGCGTAGCAAATTGCTTAAGGTGGCTGAAATGATTGAGAGCATTAATAAGAAACGTACAGAGCTAAATTGGCAAGACGACCTGTTACATGCTCAGTTCAATCAGAATGTTGCCATCACAGGTAGACTCTCTTCCTCCAACCCAAACATGCAGAACACCCCTGCAGAAATAGACCAGTTACTGGTCAGTCGTTACGACGACTAATTGACGAACTACTAGTGAGTAGATATGACTGAACGTTATACAAATAAACATTGGTATTGTAAAAAATGCCATAAACCCACAGTATGGTTTACTTCCGACGAAACACTTGACGGTGCTTATGATAGGTACCACTACCACTGCCACTCTTGTGGGTTTCGTTGGACAGTCGTAGACGAAGTAGATTAATGCTAATTAACTGCGACGTGTCTGGTCTTGAAGTTGTAGTTGCGGGGGACTTATCTGGAGATGAGGTACTAAGAAATGAAGTTCGTAACAAAGTTAATTTCCATAGTGACAACCAAGCTAGGTTCGGCCTACCAGATCGTGTTACAGCAAAGCGCTTTATTTTCAAGCTTTTGTATGGTGCCTCTGCCTATGGTTATTCTGTCGATGCAGACTTTATTAACGTAGGATTTTCACAGAAGGATTGGCAGCAGGTCATCGACGAGTTTTATACAAAGTACATTGGTATTAAGCAGTGGCATGAAACACTGCTAGAGATTGTTAAGAAGCAAGGCTATCTAGAAATTCCTTCTGGACGGTGCTATTCATATGAAGCACGTTGGAATGGAAGAGACTGGAAATGGCCATTAACTACTATTAAGAACTATCCAATCCAAGGCTTTGGGGCGGACCTAGTAATGCTTGCTAGGATTGAGTTCTACAAGCAACTTAAAGCATCAGGACTTGAAGGGTTGTTTATTCAAACGATTCATGACAGCCTTGTAGTGGACTGCCCTAGTAAAAATGTGACCGCAATTGCAGCAATGATGCAAGAGGCTATTACAAAAGTTCCAGAAATGTGCTATACTAATTGGAAATACAAATTCTCTTTGCCACTTAGCTCAGAGGTACAAGTAGGTCCAAACAAAAAAGATTTAATTGACTTAAAGGATTTCAAATGCGAGTAATTTTTCAAGAAGTAAACGTAGAGAACGTTGCTAAGGGTAAGACCCGTTATTCAAAGGCTGTTGTAACCTACACCAGCAATGGTCGTAACATGCAGCAAACCATGATGAGTTTTACTAATCCTGATGTGTTTGCCATTGTACAGAAACTGTCCCCTGGACAGGAAATTGAAGTTGAAATCACTAAGAATGATGCTGGTTACAACCAATGGGCCTCATGCAAGCCTGTAGTCGCTGATGACTCAGCTCCCGCTGCCACAGGTGGTAAGAGTGTGACCGGAGGGAAATCTCCTGTAAGCCAGTATGAAACCCGTGAGGAGCGTCAAGTACGTCAGCTACACATTGTTCGTCAGAGTTCTATCTCCAACGCGGTTGCTGCGTTAACCCCCGGTGCTAAGGCACCCCTTAAGGCAGAGGACATTGTTGCTCTTGCCCAAGAATTTGTGGACTTTGTATATAGTGACGACACAGCAGAAGACTTGGTAGCTGCTAATCCGGAAATTAAGGATGTTCCGTATTGAGCAGCAGCGTAAATGGAAACGACCTACGGAAGTAACGGGGAAGTTTCCAACTGATAAGTATGCTTTCTCCATCCATTTAACCCAAACAGGTGATTGGGTGGAGACTGACAGCCTACACGGCAAAGCAGTTAAGAATATTATTGATGCGGCCCATGCTTGGGCCTGGGTTCATGGTGTTACAGTTAGGTGTGTTTCTAAATACGCCCCCGATGGGGGCAAGTATGTACGAGTCACCCTAACTAAGAAACACAGACATAGAGATTATGCGTGAGTACTAAAACGTGAGTTTTAGAATTGCCTTTAAGCAGGCAGCTAAAAGCGAACACGGTCAGCACAAACTAGGAGCGACAATTGTCAAAGGTCATCGAATACTTGCAACAGGGTTTAACCAGCTTAGATCAAGCAGTGTCACAAAAACTAACACTCTTCATGCAGAAGCTGCTGCAATTTTACAGCTACTTAAAGAACGGAGGTTGGAAGACCTAAGTGGTGCAGAGCTTTACGTCACCAGATTTACTAGAGGCGGGGCTGTTGGCCTTGCTCGCCCTTGTAGTGCTTGCATGTCGCTCATTCGTTCTGTCGGTATTGCAGAAGTACACTACACCACAGAACATGGGACAGAAAGTATGAAGGTATGAAAACCCTTATTGATAGTGACTCAGTAGCGTTTGCTTCTGCAGCATCCTCGGATGACCAGGAGTTTTGGGTAGCTCAGAGTAGGTGTGATGACATGGTTCGTCGCATCCTAGATGACACCCAAGCAGATGAGTATGAGTTATGGTTGACAGGCAACACTAATTTCAGGTATAATATTTACCCTGAATACAAAGCACAACGTAAGAAACAACATATCCCTAAGTGGTATGTTCCTCTGAAAGAGTACTTACAAACTGCTTGGCAGGCCAATGTAGCTGATGGTTGTGAAGCGGACGATATGGTGGGAGTTCAGCAAATGGCTGCTCCCCCTGGCTCCACTCTCATTGCCCATATTGATAAGGACATTAATATGATTCCAGGGCTGCATTATCATTGGGGTATCACCCGCCTTGGTAAAGTCGTTAGAGCCCCAGAACATTATGAGGTAACTGATGACGAAGCTCTGTTTAACTTTTATTATCAGCTTATTGTTGGTGACAACGGTACTGACAATATCAAAGGAGTTAGAGGATGCGGTCCTGTCGCGGCCCACAAGCTGCTACTACAGTATCCCTCCGAAGAAGAACGCTTTCATGCTATATCTGACCTCTATTCGTGTTACGAAGAGATGGCTGTCAATGCCAAGTGTCTATGGATTTGGCGTAAAATGAATGACGACGTAACAGAAAGGTGGTCAGCTTGGATGACTGGACAAAAGGAAGAAAGCACGGATTTATTGTAAATACTCTGCGATGGGGGTCACGTAAGTGGCCCGCTAAGTTCAAGACGCTAGAAGAATCAAAGACAGAAAAGAAAATTAATCCTGCCTCTGGCCGACTAGCTCAATTTTACGAGTGTAACCTATGCAAGAAAGAGTTTACTAACAAAGACGTGGAAGTAGATCACATTATTCCTGTAGTGGACCCCAAGGTGGGATTCGTAGATTGGAATACTTTCATTGAGCGTATGTTTTGTGATAGGTCAAACTATCAAACGGTTTGTAAACCTTGCCACAAGAAAAAAACTAAAGAGGAAAATAAATGAAAGTAATTGAAGTACCCGTATTTAATGATGATGGAAGTGTTAAGCTTACCCAACTACTTAGTCCAGAAGAGGCTCAAAGCCTACTACAGTTTGCTATTAACTTTCTTACTGCCTCAGGTATGCTTACAGCGTTTGCTGTGTCTGCTAAGAAAGAAGACCCTCAAATGGAGTTACCTACAACTGTCCAATAATGAAACACCTAGTAATACCTGATTGTCAAATTAGACCTGGAGATAGTACAGATTTCTTACGCGCAATTGGAAACTACATTGTATCCAAAAGGCCTGATGTGGTGGTGTGTATCGGGGATTTTGCGGATATGCCTAGCCTGTCTAGCTATGACGTTGGTAAAAAGTCTTTTGAAGGGCGACGGTATAGAGATGACATTCAAGCTACGCATGCAGCTATGGATGCATTGCTGGCACCAATCCAAGAGTATAACACAAAGATGCGAAAGACTAAACATGCTCTTTACACTCCCCGCCTGGTCTTCACATTTGGTAACCACGAGGAGAGAATTCTACGAGCAACTAACAACGATCCTAAACTCGACGGTACCATTGGGATTGAAGACTTAAAGTACCGAGAACGGGGATGGGAAGTTTATCCTTTTTTGCAGCCTGTTATTATTGATAACATTGCCTACTGCCATTACTTTGTTACAGGTGTTGCTGGCCGTCCTGCGGCCACTGCTGGGGCTCAGTTAAGAAAAGCCAATATGTCTTGTATTGCTGGTCATCAGCAAGGACGACAAGTTGCTTATGCTTCTAAAGCCACTGGAGAAACCATTACAAGTATTATTGCAGGCTCCTGTTACGAACACGAGGAAGACTATCTCGGCGTTCAAGGCAATAAGCACTGGCGTGGTATTATTGTTTTGAATGAAGTGAACAATGGTTCCTTCGATGAAATGTTTGTCAGCCTTAACTTTCTTAATGAGCACTACAAATGATTAACGAACACGACTTACACGATTATCGCCAACTAACTATGAAGCAACCTAAAGCCAACGACATTCAAATTGGAGGTGACCATTATAAAAAGCATGGTGATCTACAACCCTGGGATGTGATTGTGGCTTGGAATCTTGGGTATTTAGATGGCACTGCTCTTAAGTACATCGCCCGGTGGCGAGACAAGGGAGGCATTAATGACATTAAAAAGGCAATCCACTTCCTTGAGAAATTCATTGAAGTAGAAGAAGGGAAGAACAATGGAAACGTTTGACGACTACCAGCACGCTGCTTTTAAATACCGCCTAGAAACCTCTCCGCCTGAGGAGAGGGTCATGGGTATGCTGGAAGAAGCTGGTGAGGTTGCAGGGGTGTTTAAACGCCTCCTACGGGGTGATTATTCTGCTGATGTAGCAGTCACTGCGCTGCACAAGGAACTTGGTGATGTTCTTTGGTATCTATCTCAGATTGCTTACGACAATGGATGGAAGCTGTCTGAAATTGCTGCAGCAAACATTGATAAGTTGGAGTCTCGTCAATTACGTGGCTTAATTTTAGGATCAGGAAGTGACCGTTAATAGCCATGTATTAGACCAACTCCGCTCTCTTGATGAAGTAACTCTAATGGAGTTGTTAGAGGTTACTTCTGAAGATTTAGTAGACGCCTTCATTGACCGCATTGAAGACAATCTTTCTTTTATTTATTCTCAGTTAACTGGATAAAACCTTTGTTTTATAATGACTAAGACAAAAAAAGATTCACCAGAACGCAAGAAAGGGGATGACACTCCCCTTTCAAGAAACCACTCTAAGAGTGTTCGTTTCCGTATCCGAGTGCAAGAAGAAAAAGAAGCTAAACAAGAGATTAAAGAGTATGACGAAGACAATCAGCCAAACCCTAGAGTTTATTGACCATGTGCGCCTCTCTTTAGAGGCGTCATACAGTCATCTCTATGATAAAACCAGAGAAGTATTAGACACTGGTAAGCTGTCTAAAGCAGACGAATCCCATTTAGAATGGGGACTTGCCCATATGTACAAGAGTAAAGAAGAGTTTATGCGGGACTTAGACCGGCATGCTGAAACCCTGAAACACGAATTAAATAAGGAAACCAATGCAGGTCAACAGATTCAAAACCACGTTCGCTGAGAACATCTTCCGACAGAAATATGCACAAGGACCAAATGACACCTGGGATGCCCTGGCCGACAGGCTTGTTGAAGATGTTTGTGGAACACGATGGGGAACTCAACCCGCACTACTTAGCGAATCTGATCGCAAAGAGCTTGCCGAACATATCAAAAGCATGCGATTCCTACCAGGAGGACGGTACCTTTATTATGCAGGCCGTCCGTACAAAGCATACAACAATTGCTATCTCTTACGTGCCGAAGAAGACACCCGAGAAGAATGGAGCAACGTAACATGGCGTGCAATGAGTTGTTTAATGACTGGTGGAGGTATTGGAATTGACTACAGCAGACTGCGCCCAGCCGGGCGTGTCCTACAACGAACTGGGGGAACAGCTAGCGGACCTCTTCCCCTTATGTATG